GAACTGGGAGAGCTGGAGTTGTGTTATCACGTACTCCACGGGACGCGTCTGTAAGAAACTCCGTTCGTCTTGGGTGATGAACACGAAATCCGTGTCCAAAGACAGGTTGACGATGTTCGCGGTCGTTCCCGTGGGGGCGCCGAGGAACACCATCTGGGACAACGGTCGAAACTTCACACGCACCTCGACGTCCTGTTTCAACAGGGCACACACTGGAATGGCCAACGCTGGGTTTCTGTAATTATAAAAAGGGAGGTCGAGGAAATATGTGTTATTTCCTTGGTACCTCAAGAAATCCCCGTGTCCCGTGAGGAAGTACACGCCTTGTTTCACGTCGTCGTCGTTGTTGTACAACTGCTGGCGCATGTATATGTACTCACCGGTGATGCGTTGGATGGTCTGTCCACCGATGATGAGGTCGGCCCACTCCACCAAGTGCGTGCACACGGAGGGTGGGTAGTACACGTCGTTCCCGGCGACGCCGTCGGGTAAGGGGTCGCTCAGTGTAATCTTCAGGGTCATGTTGCGTATGAGGTCTCCTTTGTTTCTGGGAATTCGACAGGACACCTCTTCCCCGAAGTTGGCTTTCCCATCGAACGGGGTCTCCAGGCGTTCTTGGGCGAACTTTGTGTGTCTCTTGAAATTCATCAGGAAATGCGAAAACGTGGGCTGTCCTGTGCACCACGTGTCCGCCAACCCCGTCGCCGCGAGTTTCAATGACATCTCTATTATAAGGTGAGTAAAAATTTGAGAAACAAAAAATGTGCACAGTAGTAGATATGAATCTCCAGTTGCGGAAGTTCAAACCCGAAACGATGGGCGACGACAAAGTGTGCGTCTTCGTGGGTAAGAGAGGCACGGGGAAGTCGACCCTCGTCGCGGACATTTTGTACTACAAGAAACACCTCCCAGCGGGCATCGTCCTCTCCGGGACGGAGGAGGGGAACCACTACTACAGCAAACACGTCCCAGACCTTTTCATCTACGGGGACTACGATAAAGAAGCCATCGAGCGGGCCATCGAACGTCAACGAAAGTTGGTGAGCGCAGGGAAACAAAACTGCGGATGTTTCCTCCTCTTGGACGATTGCATGTACGACAACAAGTTTCTCAAGGACACGTGCATCAGACAGTGTTTCATGAATGGAAGACACTGGAAAATCTTCTTCATGTTGACGATGCAATACTGTATGGACCTACCCCCTGCATTGAGAGCAAACGTAGACTATGTTTTTATTTTGAGAGAGAACATCATACAGAACAGGGAAAAGCTCTATAAATCATTCTTTGGAATCTTCCCATCTTTCGACATGTTCAACAAGGTCATGGACGCGTGTACAGAGAACTACGAGTGTCTGGTATTGGACAACACGGTGAAATCCAACAAGATTACGGATTGTGTCTTCTGGTACAAAGCGAACATCAGGAAGAATTTTAGAGTCGGAGCCCCTGAACTGTGGGCGGCGCACAAGAAGATGTACAACCCCAAACACATGCAAGACCGCCAGGGGGACCCGAAGAAGATGACGAAGAAGACTGCGCTCACAGTGACTAAAAAGAAATGAGCTGATACAGTAATATGTCAGACGACGTGGTGACGTACAATCTGAGTGATTCCGGTGATGGCATGGTTCCCCTGCACCCACCGGCGCAGCCGCAGCCGCAGCCGCAGCCACAGCCGCAGCCGCAGCCACAGCTGCAGCCTCAATCAGACGCGCGCGAGCCCGTGAGCACGGCGTTCGTCATGGGTGAAAAAAATGTCCGTCAACAACATATGGACTCGACGCCCATCTCCGAAATCATGGAACCGGAAATGGTTCAACCCGCTGACCCCAGGATGCAAGGTGTCATGCCGCAGATGGTGGCCCCGCAACCGGGGGCGCCCACGGCCGCCTCCTTCGCCATGCAGCAGCAACAGCAGCAGCAACAGGTTCCGGAGAAGCAAAACCCGATGGGTCTCTCTGACGACCAAATGACCGCTCTCTTGGTGGCGGCGTGCGCGGCCGCTGCCGTGAGCAAGCCGGTGCAAGACAAGTTGGTGACCTCTGTTCCCAAGTTCCTTAACGAACAAGGGAGCAGAAGCGCTGTGGGCCTCGCGGCCACGGGCGCGGTTGCCGCGGTTCTTTTCTACTTTGGGAAGAACTACATTTAAGTCATTCACTCCCAGTTCAAGTTGCTGTAGATGGAACGGTCGAGACCGATGTAATAGGTCAGCAACGCCCCGGCGACGAAAGTAGCCGTCAATAAGCCACTCACTTCAAGTGTCTTCTTGACGTCCTTTCCAAACTTATTGAAATCCTCCTTCAAGTTCTTGAACGACGAGTGCAACGCGTAGGTGAGAATCAACGCGAGGGCGGTCGACGTGAAGAAGAAGCTCCTGTCCACTGCGAGACGTGGCAGGCGGTTGACGACCAGACGCATCAGGTTCGGGACGATGAGCGTGATGAGGATGAGTCGCGCGGGGTAGTTCTCGACCACGACGGGGAGGAGGGTCGTGTAGAACACGGCCAGCCAGTAGGCCACCGCCATGTACAAATCGTTCGGAGGCGTAGACATGTTTAACTTACTATAGAATTACATTTTATTATTATTTGTCCTGGACTTCTTTACCACAGAACGGTGTCTTTTCCGGAATCTTCTCATAAATCCCGAGGGACACCGCCAAGTCTCTGAGTTCGATGTAATTTTTCCAGTACGCCTCGCTGTGGTCGTACTCCCGCACCGTGCAGTGGGCCAGCTCGTGGAGGAGGATGTGAAACACCTCGTTGACCTCGCCGTCGATGCACAACCCCAACTCGAACCCTTTGTTCACGTTGTACCCCAGGGCCCCATCCCACGTGCGGTAGTACGCGGTCAAGGGCATGGGTTCGTGCAACTCTGGGAACTTTGACTCGCGCACCAAGGCTTCGCGAAGGGTCGTGTACTTCTCACGCACCTTTTTGACTTTTTCGGGTTCACGTGTGTTCAGGTACAGGTACACGTTCACGAGGATGAGGAGGAGCCACGGCCAGACCCTCATTTTCTATATGCAAAGATAAATTTAGAGTACATCTGAGAAACCCTGTGCCCTGTGAGTGGGCCCCAGTACACGAGGTGGAACCCGTGCTGTTCGAGCACCGTCACCAAACGGTCTTTGTACGCCACCGGTTCACTCTTCGCCCCGTCCTCGTAGTACGGAGTGTCCACCAGGTTCACGAACAGCTTCTCCCCGAACCCACCTTGAGGGGACTCCTTCATGATGAAAAAGTTCCCCAACGCATCTTGCATGGGCGTGCGCATGATGATGGACTCACTGTCTGGGATGATCCCCGCCAGGGTGCCCCCGGGTTTCATGCGTTTCCGTATCTCTTTGATGCTTCGGTAGAACAGGTCCGAAGAAGCAAAGATATAGTGGAGGCTAAAGTTATAACAGAGGACGTCGTACTTCCTGTTTGGACACGCCGCGATGTCCCCTGAGTAGAAATTGACGTGCATCTTCAAACCCTTCGCCCTGGTCTTCGCCTCCTCGAGGGCCTCCTCGCTCGGGTCGCACATGCTCACGTGCGCGCCCACGTGTTTCCACTTTTGCAAGTCCCCGCCGTACCCACACCCGACGTCGAGGACTTGTAAACCATCAGCCTGACACACAGCCTGTATTATTTCCCTTTTAAAGAGATTGTGGGCTTTTCTAATTTCTTCCATCTCACATTTCATTAAATGAACGCGCCTACCCCTTAAAAGGGTATTTGTGGACCCAGAGGTTGCACACCCACTTCTCCCCCTTGGTCACTGGTTTGCCCCCGTGCCACGCCTTGCTCGTCATGAACTCGTAGTTGTCGAGGTTCTCGAACAGGAGACAGTCGCCCGTGCGCAGGCGGTACTCCTGCTTGATGTTTGGGAACGCCGTGGCCCCGCCCTCGTACTCCTCGTTCAGGGCGATGATGAATGTGTACATGCGTGGGTTGTCCCCATCTTTAAAGCAGTCGTAATGGGGCTTATAGAACCCACCGGGTCTGTAGCGGAGGACCTGGAGTTGTTCGCAGTTTTCCGCGGGTCGGTCCACGTATTGGAGACACCGGTCCATCAGTTTACGCACCACCGGGTCCTGCCTTCCGAGCCACGCCGTCTCGCTCTGTCTGATGTGCGTGTTCACCTGGTGTTTCCCCCCGACGGTGGACGGATGCAGCCTGGGTAAGGCGGCGCGTTTGATGTGCGCGCACTCCTCTTCGGTGAGGACTCCCGGTATTTTCACGGGTCGCTGGTACGTGGGTATGAGAAACCACACGATGATGATGAGTGCCAACAGGAGGAGCATCTTACATTACACTCAGAATTTTTCTATAAAATAGGGAGTCACACACTTGTACCTGTCGTGTATGGTTCGTATGACATCGTTCGTGTACTCCGTGAGCGCTCGGATGTTTTCCAAGACCTCACCCCTCGGCTTTCCGAGGACGTACTGGCGCAGTTCATCACTCGACGTGTCCAAAAACATCTGGAAGAGTTGGGACACGTCCCTCGCCTTGGCGTTTTGTTTGTCTCGACGCTGCAACTCTTTTTTAAACTCGAGCTCGTCAATCTCGTGAAGCATGTACTGCACCCTCAGATACATGTTGTCTTCACGCACGAGCCACCGCCAGCGGAGTTCACCCTCTACGCGCAACAGGCTCAGACGCACACTGAGCAGTTCCGTGCACGACGGTTCCTCGTGGTCTCTAATCTCCTGATACGTGGGCAAACCACCGCACGGAATGTCCCCGTGCTCGCGGTTCAGCGTGCTCGTCTTCCTCTTGAACTCCAAGTAGTGGGGATTGTGGATTTTGCCCACACATATGATGCCCGTGCGCCAATCAAAGGCGGTCTCGCACAACGTGCACCACATCTGTGAACACCCCGATGTTTTCTGAATCATCTCCCCACACTTGGGACACGGTTTCGTATCTTTGTTGATGAGTTCCATCGTACGCACCGCGTCGGGGTCGCACACGTGCTCACTCCCAGACATCGTCCCGTTGCACCTATCGCAGTAGTTCTGACGACACAACCCACAATACCAGTCCTCGTCCATGAACCCACGACACTCCCCGTTGGGACACTTTCGTATGAATCTCCGCTCCTCGGGGTTCACCACCAATCCACCGGTGCGCAACTCTTCGTACTCTATGAGGGCATCCGTGTACGCCGTGTGCATCTCTCTAAGGTCAGGGTGAGCGTCGAAGTGTTCGTCATCTACTACGGGGATGGGGATGTTGTAGGCGTGCAACAGACGGATGACTTCCGAACGCAGGTCCCGTATGATTTCTCGCACGTCGCGCATGCGAAGGATGCGTTCGACCTGGGGCTGCGTGTCCGGGAACAACGCCTTCTCTCGCTCGAACAACACCAACTCCCTGTGTTTCCTAAAGTCGGTGTTCCTGAACTTTAACGTACACCAACTGTCCACGAAGTCGCGGGTCCACCGAGTCTTACACCCCATGCAGTGCGCGTCCTCGACCACGCTCAACAAGTACTTCTGACAACAACTACGACAACACTCGAAATCACAAAAAGAACACGAAACCTTTTTGTGATTTGTTTTGTTCCATGATTCACAACAGACATCACACATTTACCTATTTATTAACTAAAAACTTTAAACGAACCCAGTCCCGGTCGGATTT